CACCGGCTTCGATGCGCGGATGTCGCCGGCCTGGCCCGGCTCGTTGCAGGGGAGCTAGCACGTGGCGGGGTATTTGCTGCTCGGGCCGGTCCTGTTCGAGGATTTCGAACTGCCGGAAAGGATTTCCTGGGGCGGGGCACAGCGCATGGCCGTGCACCAGCTGCCGGGCGGTGCACGCGTGATCGATACGCTTGGCCGCGATGACGCGGTCATCACCTGGTCGGGCGTATTTTCCGGCAGCGAGGCGGCAACGCGTGCGCGGCTGGTGGACCTGATGCGGGCGGATGCGGTGGTGTGGCCGCTGACATGGGACGCTTTCTTCTACTCTGTGGTGGTTTCACAGTTTTGCGCCGATTTCACGCGCTCGAACTGGATACCCTACCGGATCGGCTGCACGGTGCTGCGCGACGAGGCGGAAGGGCTGGTTGAAACGGTGCTGTCGCTTGGGGCGTCGCTGCTGAGCGATGTCGCGGCCGCGGACGGGATGGGGAGCGGTGTGCCGCTGGCGGGCCCGCTCTCGGCGCTGTCGGCGCCGGGTTCGGGCACGTTGGGCACCTCGACCTATACGGCAGCGCAGGGATCACTGACCGGCGCGTCCGGGCAGATCTCCGCGCAGTTGGCGGCGACGGATGCGCAAATGGGCCAGGCGACGCTGAGCAGCCCGGCGGCGCTGACGCAGGCGACACAGAATGCCGGGCAACTCGCGGCACTCGCGGGTGCGCGTGGTTACGTGCAGCGAGCGGTGGTCAACCTCGCCAATGCCAGCAGTTAGATCGGGGCCAGCATGACAAAAATCACGGTGGCAGGCGGCAATCTGTTTCAGATCGCCGCACAGCGGCTCGGCGACGCGACGCAGTGGATCCGCATCGCGCAGCTCAATGGAATTTCGGACCCCATGCTGTCGGGCGTGGTGACGTTGCTGCTGCCCGACGTCAATCCGAATGCGGGAGGCGGCATTGCCGCCCAGTGATTTCCTGGCAGGAGCGTTCCTTTCCGGCGACGCAGTACGGTCGCCGCAGCTGACCGTGTTGGCGAACGGGGCGCCGTTGGCCGGCATGTTCGAGGCGGAGGTCATCAGCAACAATCATTTTGCCGCCGACCGGTTCCGGGTGAGTGCTGCGCTCCATGCCGATCCGTTGGCCGGGCTGACCGTGATCGACACCGACAGCATCACGATCGACGTGCAGGTGGCGCTCGGCGTGTTCGACGGCACCAGCCTGGTGCAGGGAGAGGTCGACACCATCGAGGTCGATCCGATCAACGGATTGTTGCATCTGGAGGGGCGTGACCTCAGCGCGGCGTTGATCCAGGCGCGGACGCAAGAGACCTTCGCGAACAACACGTCCAGCGAGATCGCACAGAAATTGGCGGCGCGCCATGGCCTGGCCGCCGATGTGCAGGCGACAACGACGCCCGCGGGCCGTTACTGGGAGCTGGAGCACGACCGGATCGTGCTCAACCAGTTCGGGCGCGCGACGACGGAGTGGGACCTGCTGGTGACGCTGGCGCAGTTCGAGGGGTTCGACCTCTGGGTCACCGGCACGACGTTGCACTTTCGGCCACCGGTCGCGGTGCCGGTGGCGACTGCGGTTGTGCGGCCGGCGGCGACGATGGCCGGGCCGGCCAACGTGATGGGGTTGCGGCTGGAGCGGGCGCTGACGTTGGCGCGTGACATCAACGTCACCGTGAAGAGCTGGAACAGCCGCCAGCGCAACGCCTTTACCCAGTCGGCACAGCGCTCGGGCACGGGCACGCAGTCCGGCAACGTGCTGAACTATGTCTATGTCGTGCCGAACCTGTCCGCCGATGACGCACTGAAATACGCGCAGGCCAGGCTGGCGGAATTGACGCTGCACGAGCGGGTGATCTGCGCGGAAATGCCCGGCGAGCTCACGCTGTTTCCCCGTGCCATGGTGCGCGTGGAAGGCACCGGGACGCGGTTCGACCAGGCCTACTGGATCGATCGGGTGGAGCGGCGTTTTTCGCTGCGCGACGGCTTTGTGCAGACGGTGCATGCACGCAACGTGACCTCGCCGGGGCAGGCAACGGCGCCGGCCGATATCGTGGGGGCAACGTGGATCAATTCCTGAACGCCATGAAGGCGCATGCCGCGGCGCTGGACCGCGCACAGGGGCAGGCAAGGTTCGGGCTGGTGACCAGTGTCGACCCAACGCGCTATGCGGCGCGCGTGAAGCTGCAGCCGGAGGGGGTGCTGACGGGCTGGCTGCCGATCCTGACGGCATGGACGGGCGCCGGCTGGGGCCTGGTCTGCCCGCCCAGCCCGGGCGACCAGGTGCTGGTGCTGGCGCAAGAGGGCGATGCCGACAATGGTGTCATTATCGGTTCGAGCTTTTCCGATGCAGCGCAGGCGCCGGCGGGCACGTCCGGCGAGCTGTGGCTGGTGCACAAGAGCGGCACGAGCCTGAAGCTGACGAATGCGGGCGGCGTGTGGATCCACGGAGATCTGCACGTATCAGGAACGATATATGCCAGCGGTGATGTCGGTGACGGTGTGGGCAGTCTCGCCCGCCTGCGCGGAGACTACGACGCACATACCCATTTCGATTCTCTGCATGGTCTGACAACGAACCCTGACCGGCAGGATTGATGGTTGGGTTCTGGAGCAATGCTCCGGACCTTCCTCTTGGAGCAACCAATGCCCGACGCTTGGCACGAATTCGGCAACGATCTCGCGATCGGGCCAACCGGCGACATCGCGTTCGCCGACGGCGCGGCGCTGACGCAGCAACGCGTCCTGCGCCGTCTGCTCACGAACCCTGGCGATTATATCTGGCAGAACACCTACGGCGCCGGGCTGGCGCAGTTCGTGGGCACCCCGGCCTCTGCGGCACGGATCGCCGCCGTCGTGCGCGGACAGATCTTCCGTGAGGCCGCGGTGGCGCAGACGCCGGCGCCGGTAATCGACGTGCAGGAAGATACGGCCGGCACGGTCTACGCGCATGTGCAGTACGCCGATGCCGCTACGGGTGCGACGCAGGTGCTGTCCTTCACGGTCGGGAATGGGTGAGCTCAGATGCAGTTGCAGCTTCAAACCTTCGCGCAGCTGGTCAGCAGCGCGGCCGCCGCCGTGCAGGGGTCCGCTCGGCAGTTGATCGATCTCACGGTCGGCTCGACCTTGCGCGCGCTGCTGGAGGCGAATGCCTCGATGGCGCTGTGGCTGCAATGGCTGATGTTGCAGGTCCTTAACATGACACGAGCGGCGACCAGCGCAGGACCGGATCTCGATAGCTGGATGGCGGATTTTGGTGTCACCCGGCTGCCCGCCGTGTCGTCGGCCGGCGTGGTGACGTTTTCGCGCTTCACGCCGGGGCTGGCGGGGCTGGTGCCGGTGGGCACGACGGTGCGGACCTCGGACGGGTCGCAGACTTTTTCGGTGACGGAAGACCTCTCGAATGCCGCGTATTCGCCGGCCCAGAACGGCTATGTGCTGGCGGCCGGCATCGCGTCCGTCAGTGTGCCGGTGGCGGCGCTGACGGCAGGGGCGGCAGGAAATGTGCAGGCAAATACGATCACGTTGATCACCGCGGCGTTGTCCGGGGTGGACACGGTCGGCAACGCCGCGCCGTTCCAGGGTGGGCTTGACGCGGAGAGCGACGTGGCGCTGCGGGCCCGCTTCGGCAACTTCCTGGTCAGCCGCTCACGCGCGACTGACACCGCCATCGGCTATGCGATCGCATCAATCCAGCAGGGCCTGCACTACGTCATCCAGGAGAACACGGCGCCGAATGGTGCGGTGCAGATGGGCAATTTTCTGGTTACCGTCGACGACGGCAGCGGGAACCCCTCGGCCGCGCTGCTGGCCACGGTGGCGGCGGCGGTCGAGGCGATGCGGCCGGTCGGAACGACCTATGGCGTGCAGGCGCCAACGGTGGTTCCGGTGTCGGTTGCGATGAGCATCGCGACGGCCGCGGGCGCCGTGCACGCCAACGTGGCGGCGGCCGTCGCTGATACCGTGACCCTGTACATCAACACGCTGCCGATAGGCGCGGTGCTGGCCTGGTCGCGGCTGGCCCAGGTGGCTTATGGCGCGTCCGCATCGGTCACCAACGTCTCCGCTGTGCTGCTCAACGGCGGCACGGCGGACATCGTGCCGCCACCCTCGGGCGTGGTGAAAGCCTCCAGCGTTGTGGTGAGCTGAGATGTCCGGTTCGCTGCCACCGACGGGTTCGCCGGCCGACATGCTCGGCCGCCTGAAAGCCGTGCTGCCAACGCGTTGGTTCGCCGACGAAACGCCAGTGCTGGATGCCGTGCTGTCGGGTTTCGCAACCACCGCGTCCGCGCTCTACGGTTTTCTCGCCGGTGTGCGGGCGCAGGCGCGGGTGGCGACCGCGAGTGGGGCGTTCCTCGACATGATCGCCAGCGACTATTTCGGCACCAGGCTGCAGCGCCGGTTCGGCCAGGGCGACGATCCCTGGCGGGCGCGTATCCTCGCGGAGATGCGGCGCGACCGCGCCACGCGGGCCGCGCTGGCCAGCGTCCTGACGGATGTCACGGGACGGACGCCGGTGATGTTCGAGCCCGCGCGGCCGGCTGACACCGGCGCGTGGAACCAGGTCAACGGCTACGGCGTGGCGGGCGGCTGGGGAAGTCTGCTTTTGCCGTATCAGGTTTTCGTCACCGCCTATCGCCCGCTCGGCAGTGGCATCGCCACCGTCGCGGGCTGGGGCAGCGGCGCCGGCGGCTATGGCGCGGGGGCCATCGAATACGCCGGCGCGGCGATGCTGGCGGGCCAGGTGACCGACGCCGACATCGCCGCCGCGGCCGCCGGCGTGATGCCGGCGGCATCGATTGCTTGGCTGAGAATCACGAACTGAGGGCGCAATGGATCGCAACATCGTCTATCCCGGCAGCATTCCGCTCGATACGGATTTGCTGAACACCAACCGCAACGCAATGGTGGCGCTCGGCGCGTTGATCAGCGCGACGCTCGGCACCTCCACCGTCATCGACGGATTGGCGGTCACGCCCACCGCGCCGGCCTCAATGGTGGTGACGGTCGGTCCCGGCAGCATCACCCAGTACACCGCGGTGGATACCAGCGGCTATGGGTCGTTGCCTGCCGACACCACGGACCCGCTGATGAAGATGGGCGTCAACCTGACGCCGAACGCGTTCACCCTGGCGGCGCCGACGGCGAGCGGCACGGCGGTGAACTACCTCATCCAGGTGGCGTTCGGGGAAGCGGATGTGAATCCGGTCGTGCTGCCGTACTACAACGCGGCCAACCCCTCGGTGCCGTATCTCGGGCCGAACAATACCGGTGCCGCGCAGAACACGCTGCGCGAGCAGCGTGCGCAGCTGCAACTGAAGGCCGGCGCCGCCGCGATCGCGGGGACGCAGGCGACTCCACCGGTCGATGCCGGCTGGACCGGGCTCGCGGTCATCACCGTGATCTATGCGCAGACGCAGATCACCGCATCCAGCATCGCTGCACTGCCCGGCGCGGGGTCGTTGCCATATCGGCTGCCGGCGCTGCGACCGGGCTTCTCGACAATCCAGGCGTTCGGCGCCAGTGGCACCTTCTATGTGCCGGCCGGCGTGACGCAGGCGCGGGTGACCGTGGTCGGCGGTGGCGGCGCGGGCGGCACCAACGCCACCCAGCCGGGCGGCGGCGGCGGTG